TCTGATCTAACTGATTTAAAATTAGTTATTTTTGGAAAAAACATGATGTTATGGGACGCTCTACGCGCTTCTTTTTCTATTCCTTACATTTTCACACCTCATGTCATTCAGGGTCATACATTTGTAGACGGTGCAGTTTTGTGTCAAAATATTATGAGAATTGTTCCTCAAGAACAACGAAAAAATACATTGTTTCTACTGAATGCGCAATCAAGAACTATAACTCCGCAAAATTATTTATCAAGTATTCCATTTATGAGAAATATCAAAGAAACGCACGAAATACGAGACATGTATCCGAATAATACATGTCTCCTAATCGAAGATGATTCTAAAATGTTTAGTCTGTGGAACTCAACACAAATGGTTGATCATTTACTTGCTGTTGGACGTATCCGCTACCAAGAGTTCAGGTCCCAACGCAGATGTCAAGAACTCCCTTAAAACTTCAACTTTTGGAGGTCCTAAATATTCATAAGTTTTAGACGTTGTTTCAAGTTTGTAAGTTGGATATGAATCTACTTTATACTTTCCACATGTCTTCTTATCGGAATCGCAGTTAATGTATTTTACATCCACTACTTTTCCACCGTAAGTGTAATCTTGAATGAATGTATCTAAGCTACGAACATTAGGTTCTGCTTCTTGGGAATAAGGACACCATTTCGTGTAAAAGAAAAGGAGATGTGCTTTATCAGGTTCAACAGAGACAGTAACAGGAGTGTCTTGGATCACCATACGAGAGGCAGGAGGAAATCCACGAAAGAACCAGTAGACACCTACGAACAAAATGAGAAACACAAACGTAAAACCTGCTGCTGTAAGTCCAGTCTGTAGGTTATTCATTTTGGATAAATAGCAGATGATATTTTTCGTTCTGAAGCATACCATTCACGATATGCTTGAAGAACTGGAACACCAGAAGCCAATTTCCACATAATTTGTTGTGTTTGGCGCTCTGGTTCTCCAGGTTTAGGAGTTGCTATATACCACTTACCGTTATAGCGAAACATTATGTATTATATACTTTGGTTACCTGTAATAGTTTACAAGCGGGCAGGGAAACCGACGAGGTTGGCACCGATACCGAAACCAGCACCAGTACGGGCAGATGAACCGACAGATGGAGCATAGATATCGAGGATGGCGAATACGGCTAATGCAGTTAATGCAATTGTTCCGATTTCATCGACACGGAGTTTCTTGCCTGGTAAGAGGTAGCAGGCAACTGCTACGGCAAGACCTTCCAAGGCATACTTAATTAAACGCTTGACTAAGTCAGCAATGTCGATTCCCATGGATGGAGCAGGTTGTTGTGCGGCGGCCATTTGTTTATACTTGTTAAAGGAGATTTTTTTAGTCATCGGTGTAAGCGAACAGGAAAAGAGCAATTAAACTCATTCCTATGGCGACCCAACGCAACCCATGGATAGATTCTTTGAATAAAAAGACCCCTGAGAATGTTACGAGCACATCAGAGGAAAGATTCCAAATTAGATTGGTTGCTGTCATGTTTTCAAAGTTCATAGCCTTGATAAAAAGGTATGGTTGAACTGCATAAACGAGAGTTGCAAGAGTTAAACCAGACATGTATGAAATAGAACCTAAATGAACGAACTTGGCAGTAAACATCATGAATACATCAATTATAGCCATACCAACACCGAACACAATCGGAAGAGTAGAAAACTTTCCAACCTTCCAGTTGACTTTGGAAATAGCGACATCTAAGAGGTCGCCTTCAATTTTCTTTACCATTGTTTTACTTGCCAGAAACAAAATGCCAAACTGCCTTATGTGTTACATACCAAACGAGACCGAATACGGCGGCGTGGGTGAGTGCGACGGTCATTTTAGAACCGCCGGCAGGGAGGGAAAGGAGAATTCCAGGGGTTAAGAGATAGAAGAGCACTGCTGCATATAAAGACATCCACCACATTGTTTTATTATAAACGCGGAAAAACTATTTTAACGGTTAAGGTTCATTAGTATAAATGAGCAAGCGTGTTGAACTCCCAGTTAAAGACGAAGACGGCGTCGTAGATTATTTGGATGAAGATCCAGAATTGCCAAACCAACGCTATGTCATTGTTTCCTTTATTTCACCTGAAAAAGTGATTGCCAAGAAACAGGATTACTTCTTTGAAAAATTCATTCAATGGATAGATTACGACTGGAAAGTCAAGGGTCTCGAACATTTAGCAGACTACCTCGCCAAGAAATACAGTATCAAAATTGATGACATCATGAAAGATATTCACGATTTCGAAAAGACCCATCGTGATGAAATCAAGAAGACTGATGTCCCTGAACAATACCAAGTTTTCCTTTTGAAACACGAAAAAGAAGTTCAAGAATCATTCGATCGTGAAAACAACTTTCAATGTAACATTCGTGGTGTAAAAGTTCGTCGTGCCTTTCCTTCCTACGAAGAAGCTCAATTATGGTGTAAGGTTTTACAACGCAAATACCCAAAAGACAATCTTATGATTGGTCGTATGGGTTGTTGGTTACCATGGGAACCTTCTGAACATCTCATGGAAAATGTAGAATACGCAAATTCTCAATTGAACGAAATTATGCGCAAATACAAGGAAAACGAAGCAAATCGCGAACTCTTCTTTGCAGAAGAACGCGAAAACTCCATCAAGGCACAAAAGGAAGAAAATGCTCGTCGTCGTGCGGAAAATCAATTGAAGGATATGTCAAATCCAGTTCATCCAGCAGAAGGTGCTATCCGTGACTTATAAAAAAATCATAAATGTATATAAATCATGGATCATTCATCTTTGGGAAAGCGCGTTCGTAAACCAACAGAAATGGGTGCTCAATACAGAGCACAAATTGAAGCAGCAAAAGCACGTGTCGCTGCTTTAAAAGAAAAGAAGGAACGCACTGTCAAAGAACAAAAAGAATTAGATGATTTGATTGGTATGTTTGGTGAAATGAAGATGGGAGGACGCAGACGCAGACATCATACTCGCAAACACAAGAAGATGACTCGTAAAACACGCGGTCATAAATATTATTAAGTTCCTTTTCGGACCCACACAGATGGTCCTTTACGATTAGAAACAGCATCTGGACTATATTCGTTGGATGCTAACATTGTAGACGCAAATGGGCGATTATCTACCCACAAAGATTCCGCACACATATGAAATTGCGGATGGTCGCTTGCTTTATACCAAAATACCTGATCTTCAAGTTTATTCGAAGACGATGAATTGCAGATAACGAGACATTCATAGTTTTCCGTGCACTGATCCATAAATTGACAGAACATTTCAAAAGTGGGAAACATACCTGCGTAGTTTTCGTAAATACGACGACGATTACCAAGAATGTTTTCACGAAGAATGAAGACAAAATCTACATTGGTACGCAAGTTAGGAGTAATACCGAGTGGATATTGCATAGTAATCATTGTAGATAAATCTACATGACGACCATTCATGAAAACGTAACGCGTTGATTCTTCTTTGATCCAAGATGAATCGTATAAACAATCGTCAAGAATAAGAAACGCACGAGGATCAACATTTGAACTAGGATTTTGTCCTCGTTGTTGTTTTAATGCCAACTGACGACGAATAACATTCATAATGATTTCAGGTTTGTACTTGTCGTGAATGAGTTTAGAAGGAACCATGTCTTGAAAGAAACGATTGGCAACTTCTGTTCCTGAAATAACCGTCCCAATAGGAAAAGCGTCCTGATTATGATAGAGAATATCCCGAACTAAGAAAGATTTTCCTGTATCTTTCTTGCCTATAATGACTATCATCGGAGATTTATGTGAATCAGGAGCACACCTCTGTTTGATGATGTCCATGTTAAATTTCTTGATATTAAAGTTATAGTTCATTAGTATTTTCACAAGAGTAAATAATGAGTAAAAATACACATGCGTATACCATACACTCGGTTAAGTTAAATGCAAACGACGCAATACGAGTTACGGGAAATATTGCGTTATTTTCAATTGTGTATACTGTAGCAGGTGCTTTTCTTTCATATGTTCTTTATTACTTGTTTGATGTATATGATGACGATAACAAAGAATGGGAATCAAAAGGATTGAATTACCAGTTATTTGATGTAGCCATCGAAGTATGTATTATAGGTGTAGTTGCCTTCTGGTTAGTGTATTTTATGAATGTATCAACACCGATTATTCCAGTTCGTAAAGGACTTGAAGACTTTGTAGATTCTTATACTGCGGGTCTTTTCTTCATGTTCGCCATCTTCATTTTCTTGGGAGATTTAACAAATAAACTCAAATACTTATTTGATAGTTTTCTTGGATCTCACTTTGATAAAATCTTTCCAGAAGAAGGTTCAATTTTAGACGGCACACTGCGGTATAGCAAGAGGCAAAAAGAGGGTTCTTATGAATAATGCCTAAACCTATACCAGATTTACGAACATCTAACATTCCTTTGGATGTTCAGAAAATCTCAAACATTCAGGGATTACAAGAACAGGCACAGAAACACTGGGGATTACGCCGCCTTCAACCTTACTTTCCTTCGATTGAAAAACTATTTAAGTTAGATAGTGTTCGCCTTCCACATCAATATGGAATCAAGACATCTATTCCTATTCAAACAATTACAGGTGAAACAACTGTATACGCAGGGGGATTAGAAATTCCAGTTCATCTCAAAAAAACAATGTTAAACTCTGCTTACCGAGTTATGCACGGAGATTATGCTGGAACAGGACTTCCAAATACAAATGAAGTAGCATCTGAACCTCTTCGTATTCAGTCTCCGTATAATGCTGCATATGTAGGATCGTTGGCATCTCTTATTTTATCAGAATCAGGTTGTCCTCATTTTCCCAAAGTATATGGAGTTTTTTCAGGAGTTGCAGAACGACATGTTCTTGATATTTCCGATGATTACGAAGATTTATGTGATAGACCTTGGTTTTCACAAAATATTGGACACTTCTTTGAACTTCGTCTCAAAAAACCAGAAGTTCCCATTTTACAACTCTCTGATGTTCCATCTTCAGAAGAAATTGATTTAGGTATTGAAGACTTAACTCCAGTTCCAGGTGTTTCAACTACAACTATGGCCTATGATGCCGATGATGAAGAAACCGAATTAGAAGAAGACGATATTGAAAGCACAGATGGATGTTCCACTGACTATGTATTTGATATTCGTTCATGTTCAGAAGATTCTGAAGATGAAGAAGATGATGACGAAGAAGACGGAGACGGATTTTCACAACCTGAAGAAGATGAAGCCTTTGCTCATGCTATTTTCAAGGATGCTCCTATTCAAGTCACTGTAATGGAAACCTGTTCGGGAACTCTATACAAATTATTCAAAGAAAATCCAGAACTTAACAAACGTTGTGCTTGGATGGCACAAGTCATTTTTGCATTAGCATATGCTCAACGAACATTTGGATTAGTTCATAATGATCTTCATATTATGAATGTTATGTACATTCCAACTGAAAAGGAATACTTTTATTATGCGATTGGAGGCAAGACTTACCGAGTTCCAACTTACGGTAAACTTATCAAGATTATTGATTTTGATCGTGCTACTTTTTCAGTAAAACTTCCTAAAATGAAAGAATCTAAGTTTTTCATGTCCGATCAGTTTCATCAAGATGAAGAAGCAGGTGGTCAGTATAATATAAGCCCATTCTACAATCCTAAATATCCAGAAGTAAAACCAAATCCATCGTTTGATTTAGTAAGATTAGCAACATCTATGTTCTGGGACTGTTTTCCTGAAGGTCCAGTGGAAAAATACAATGGAAATCCTCTCTACGAAATGTTCATGCAATGGTTGACACTTCCAGATGGTCGTTCAATTTTGTTTAAGAATATTCCATTTGGAGACTTTTCTGAACGATACCGTGGATTTCAATTATACAAAGCAATAGCAAGATACTGTCGAGATACTGCGGTTCCTCGTAAACAGATAGAGAAATTTGGATCTCCCTATCTCTTCGAAGGTAAACCTCCTTCAGGTGAAACTCTTATATTTATTGAGTCTTAGCGGGTTCAGAACCATAAGCTCCAGATGATTGTTTCTTTTCAAGTGTATGTTTTTTTTTCAAGGTCTTGTCTACACCTTCACGATGTCCGAGAAAGGACCAAGCAATGTGGTGAGTAAAATGATAGACCAAAGCAAAAACAATTGCGTGTGTAATTGCTACGGTAGTCTTTGATCCTCCTGGTGGAAGACGGACAAATACACCTGGTGTTAAAACGTAGAAGAGGACGGCGATGAACGCAAGCATTAACCACTGCATTTATACTATCAAACTATAATTTTAGAATGATGGCTTTCCAACAAACATATCTTGGACGGCACTAGATGCTGTAGAAACAGTAGCAGTAACGGTTTCTACATCACCGCCAACAGCATACAACAAACCACCTGCACCAGCACCAGAAAGAAGACCAATTTTAGCGGCATCACTCCATTCTACTGGTTTCTTTTTAGTGTATCGTTCTACAATATAGACGAAGACACCTGCTACGGCGACGATAACAATCATAATAAGAAGATTGGTATCAATCATTTGATTTTTTAGGCGGGTTTGTTTATAGCTTTAGAACGAGCTCTCCGTCCTCTGGTTTAAGTTCAACGATACCTTCTTCTTCAACAGGTTTGTTTTCGTCTGGAATATCTAAATCAACTGTTTCATCAGAGAGATGTATCTTGGGATGTTCTTCGTCATCAGTTCCAATTTCGTCAATTTCATCTTCTTCTTCGAAGGCAACTGATTTCTTTTCAGGTTCAGGAACAACTTCAGGAACAGGAGTAGGTTCAGGAGCTATTTCAGTTGGTTGAATAACTTCGTGAGTAGGAGCAGGTGCTTCTTCTTGGACGGAGAAGTAAGTGTTGACAATTGATTGCCAAGGTAAAAAGGAATCTAAAACAGTATCGAAAGCAGAATCTAACATTTCGTCAATTTGTTTACGGTTTCGTGCCTGTTGTTCGGTTGATACGCCTATAGTTTTAAATAAGTAGGCATGTTCCCAGCATCGTCGTGCAACTTCTTTGTAGTATTCGTGAATGAAACGAGGTAAAGGAGGTCGTTCAAATTCTACATCAACACTATCTTGGGTAGAACGGTACTGAATAGCAGCAAAGGCACGGAGATAAGTTAAAAGAACACCTGTCAAAAGTTCTTCAAGGTATGAACATTTAGAAGCAGTAATAATACGCTTGACTTCGGTGTTCAATATATCTTCAGTCCATACTGGAATACGAGTTAAAAGGTTTTGAAAGGTTTTTAAAACCTGATCTAATTGATCGTTTTTCTCACAGATTGTCTTGGCATTTTCGTATACACTCCAAATACCTTCAGAGACGTGAGGAAGAACCATCAATGAAAAACGGTTTCTGATATGTCGTTTGGCGAATTGTGCTTCGTCTTTCAATGACATTTATACTGTTGTTTCAAACATTTATGTATATAATGAACGCCATGTTTCAAGGGGAGAAGGATTGAAGTCTGTTAATAATTTTTCGACCATTTTACGGTCGAGTTTCATTGGAAATTTAACTGGAATCCAGAACTTGTATTCTTTTGCAACTGCTTCGTCGGATATACGAATTAAATTGACACGAGACACAACACCTTCTACGATACGAATGAGATTACGCATACCTTCTTCACCTGTAGAGTATTCTTTAATAATGTAATCAGCAGCTTCTTCAGTTGCACTTAAATCTTCACGAGCAATTCCTGCGTGTTTCAAGATTTCGGGCCAGATGTAATTGGCAACGATGATCTTCTTTTCTTGTTCTTTGTATCCTGGAACAGTTATGACGCGCATACGATCTTTGAGAACAGGATGAACTTTGGATTCGTCATTGAACGAGAACACAAATAAGCATTGAGATAAATCAAAGTCTATTCCCGCAAAGTAACGATCGTGGTATTGAGAGTTTTGAGAACGATCCGTTAAGTGAATCAACATTGAAGTGATTTCTTCACCGTGTGGGGTTCCAGACACTTTATCCAATTCATCAAAGTAGAGAACAGGATTCATACAACCTGCTTGAATGATAGAGTCTATAATGCGTCCCCACATAGACCCTTCGTATGTATATGAATGACCGACATAATGTGCTACATCAGAAGCACCACCAAGAGAGAAGAACATGAATGGTCGTTCAAGAACACCTGCTATTCCGTTACGAGCAAATGAAGTTTTACCTACACCTGCACTTCCTTTCATGGCAATAACATTACCTACGGATTCAGGATTAGAAATCCATTGTGCGATAGTTTGCATAATTTGTGTTTTGGCAGATGACATTCCGTAAGTTGCCTTGTCCATCTTTTCCGCAGCATCTTTGAGAAACTTTGAACATTTTTCAGGACCGTCGGAAATAGTGACTGGAAGTTTAATGATTTTTCCAAAGGGAACACGAAGAATACCATCTACCCAATTTCTTAATTTTTGTGATTCTCCGTTTTCTTGACCCATTCGAGTGATGGCATCAATTTTTCTGATAATTTCACTTTGAATTTTTGGAGTTGTGTTTAATTCAAGAACACGAAACTTGTAAGGAGTATCAGAATCATTAATTAATTTTGAAATAGTTAGCATTTTCTTTGTGACTGCTTTTCTGCGTGTCTTGGTCAAATCTTCGAAATACTCTTTTTCACGTCTAGAAAGTTTGATAGGTATTTCATCTTCTTTCTCTTTTTCTTTTTTAGATTTAGGTTCAATAATAAACATTGGTTGATGACTACTTGAATGACGACCTGCTCCAAATAATTTACTTAATAATTCTGCTGATAAGTGACCATCTTCATCTACATCATCGTTTCCTTCAAAATAATCTTCATCATCATCATAATCTTCATCTTCATAATATTCATCATCATAATCATCTTCTTCATCATCCACACGCGCATGTAAATGTATTTTTACAGATACAGGCATATTTGTAGGAACTGTAATTCCATGAACTTGTCGTGTCTTTTCAGTTTCTTCTTTTTCTTCTACTTCTTCTTCTGTTTCTTCTCCCTTGTATGTAGAATCATCTTCTGATTTATAATCATCAAATAATGTATCATCATCTACCCATCGAACGTTTTCTTCTTTCTTTTTATCGTATTTTCTCAAATTATACTTTTTATTTTTCGGAGACTTTTTGTTATCAGAAGCGGGCGGTGCTTCTTCTCCACTCTTCGTTC